AACTAGGTGACGATAAATTAACAGGTGTTGCAAGAGCTATTCATCATTGGGATGATAATGCAGGTATTAAATTTGCTGCTATAGGCACTAGCAGTATTCTATATGTTTTTTCAGGTGGTGTGTATTATGATATACATCCAATTAGAGCTACCTTAACAGGTGCTAATTTTACAAGTACAGCTAATTCAAAAACCGTTACAGTAACTTGTACCGGCAATCACGGTTTGTTACAAAATGATATAGTTCTGTTTGATACAGTTTCAGGATTAAGTGGTTCAACATTTACAAACGCTACGTTTGAAGATGAAAAATTTATGGTTACCTCTGTAGTTAACGGTACAACTTTTACAATTACAATGGTGGCTGCGGAAACAGGGACACCTGTAACAAATGCAGGATCTACTTCTGTGTTATGTTACTACACAGTAGGACCTGCACAGCAATTAGGTGGTTTTGGTTGGGGTACAGGTTTATTTGGTGGTAGTGTTTTAGGACCAGCAACTACAACACTAGCAACAGCTTTGACTAACACAACAGGTGTCGTTGTTGTATTAACAGACTCATCAGCATTTCCAGCTTCAGGCACAATACAAATTGATAACGAATTTATTTCTTATACAAATAACAATACAACTACTAATACTTTAAGTGGTGGAGCAAGAGGTGTAAATGGTACGACAAAAGCTACTCACTCCGCAGGAGTTGCAATTACAAACATAACTTCATACGCAGGTTGGGGTAGTGCATCTTCTACTGACTTTACTATTGACCCAGGTTTATGGGTTTTAGATAATTTTGGTACAAAACTTATTGCACTTATATATAATGATAAATGTTTTGAATGGGATGCATCAGCTGCAAACGCTACATCTACTAGAGCAACTGTATTGCCTAATGCACCAACAGCATCACGTCATGTATTAGTATCAACACCGGACAGACACTTAGTATTTTTTGGAACTGAAACAACTGTTGGAACTCCTAGTACACAAGACGATATGTTTATAAGATTCTCGGACCAAGAAAGTATTGATCAAACTGATTCATACACAGTACGAGCTGA